TGCGCCGCAGAATAGATCTAATAGTTTCATTTATTTATCCGTAGAGTAGAAGCCAGAGCCTTTGAACTGGATGCCAAAGCTGCTGTATATCTTGCGCATAGGTTCATGGCAGAACCCACATTCAACATCGTGTGGTTCATTTATCTTTAACTCCTTCTCGTAGCGAAGGTTGGCTTCGCATAGATCATTAGTGCATTCAAACTCGTAAATAGGCATTAGCGGACTTTTCCTAATTTAGATATTGCCTGAATATTATCGTCACCTAAAGCCCAAAGCGATGAGATCATCATGAGGCTTAGGCTTTTACCCTCAAGCGATATAAACTTAAACGATGAAGGCAATACAACGCATTTAGCCTCAGACTCAACCAACTTATTAAACCAGCGGCTTTTAGCCATAGGCAGAAGTGCTACTCCATTGCTATGCTGTAGCCATTTATCTATCCACGGGGAAGGCTTGGAATATGGTGGGTTCATCCACACCCTGCCCGACCAAGGCTGCGCTAAACCGTCATCTTCGACTGAATAGAACCTTGTCGCACTTGTCCATGGTGAACCGCCTATGGGTGCTGCTACATCTAGGTCAAAACGAAGATCCATGGCATCGAATAACGCTTTAGGTGTGTACCATTCATCGCTCATTTACTGATCCTCACATGACTTGCAATACCCGGCAACAGTCCATTCGCCGCAGCCTTTACATCTAACAATGTCTGCATCTTTAACCACATCTTTACGGTTTTTATAACCAGCCGCTTCGAGTAACTCCACCAGATCGCCAAGGCGCAGCATTGCTACATATTCCTCAGCTCTTTCGCCTTGACCATTGAGCCTAAAGCAAGCGAACCCCAATAAGCCGCTCTTGGCTGTTCTAGTTTCGATCTGGCGGAGTGTTCCCGAGACATCGAGACCAGTACGCGCTTTTACCTCGCAGTCGAACGGAACATTGAGGATATCGCGGCCATTGCCTCGACCTACTACAGCGCCTTCCCAGGTGCGCCGTAGATATTCTGCTACTACACGCTCTGTGCGAAAGCCTCGATGCTTACGGCTTTGACTCATTGACTGCGTGGCATTTCTTGCATGACCAAGTAATTGCTTGACCTTCTACCCAGAATGCTAACTCTGTGCTTGAAACTGGCTCGTTGCATAAATGGCACAATATCCTAACTTGAAGCGCATTGAGCATCTCACGCGCCCTAGCCTTTTCATATAATTCGTCATCTGTTGGAAATTTCTCCCATTCACCATCTTGGTTCATAAACTGTAAGCCGCTCATGCTCTCACCTCTTGTGGCTTCCATGCGCCGTTGGCATCAATCACATACCAAATAGGATCGCACTTATCGACTTCTGCCCAAGTCTGTTGCCGGGCAGGTTGCACAGGGCAACTCATATTTGCCCAAGGCTTGCCATTCTTGCTGCCAGTACGCCATAAACGCTGACCATGTTTACATTCTGGAATGTCTTTATCGATCTTAACTGCGCCTAATACTTCTTGAACCAAGGCAACTGCATCTGCTGCACTAGCTGCTGGAGCAACTGCCTTCACAGTCCAAGGATTATCTTCAACCTGAGTAATTATGCGATCGTTTAGTTTCTCTGTAAAAGGCTTTGGTTCAGCTGCTTTGACTTTAGACATCTCTTCGCGGCTAGGGCGTTTGCCTTTCGTAACATAACCTGCGTTAGCCAATGCACGACCGATCGCACTTGTTTCGCAGTTCTCAAGCGCCGATGTAGAATTAACTCCTCGCGTGGAGACAGTCTCCTCTGCATAGCCAGTTGTCCAAGCTTGTGCATCTGCTTCAGTTCGAAAAACAGAAGCTTTAACAATAAATCGCTGAAGCGTTGCGTCAACCAATAGAGTTTCAATTCGACCATCTGGGTGTTCCTTCCAGAACTTAACTAGGCGTTCTTCGACTGTCTCGTAATCTTCTAGATTAAACATAGAGTTCATTCTCCTCTGTTGCTAATTGCCCGGCAATGGCAAGGTAAGAAGCGCCGTCGATCCAACTGTCGATCTTCTGGCTGTCTTCAATGGTTCTGGCAATCTTGACGAGTGAGAGGATAACTGCCACTTGGTAATCCTCAACTGGCATCTCCAAGTAGGCTGAGATGAGTCTGGCTGCTCGAGCCATATTGTCGCTTGGGTGACCATAATGCAATCCACGCTCTTGATAGAGATCAGTTGCACTTTGTAGGATTTCTTCATGCTTCATGCTCTAACCTGATCAAGCTGCTGATAGTGCTTGCGTACTGCTTTGCGGCCAACGATGTAGCCATCTCTGTGGCCTATTTTGTACCCCATAAAGAACATGAAAAATGATATCCCGCATACAATTAACTGGAGAGTAGTCATGAAGCCACCCGACCATGCTTCATCATCCAAAGGCGTGTCTCAACTGCTTTAACTGTTCGATCCAATAATTTGGCAATTTCCCGTTGAGTTATTCCAGCAGCAATCGACTCTTTGAGAAAATTGTGTTCCTCTTGCGACCAAACCCTAACGCCTTTTGGTCGTCTTCCACGACCTGCGCCTTTTCTCTTGATTTGAGTTGTGTGTTGTACCAACTGCAAATTAACTCGATCTGTGCCGGTTGCTTTCTCCATAAGAAGTTTTAGTAGCAAATCTTTTTCATTATTATTTAACATTTATTGCCCTTCTGGTCAGCCCTTCTGACCTTCTTGGCATAAGTGTTGCATAAATATCAGACAGAACTGCGGTATCTAATATAACGAAACGGTAACAATTCTACTTCGTCAACCGCATCATCGATCGTCCGGCGAATGTCGTTATCTAGATCGTCCATAGCGGCGGCCATTGACTACGAATGTGCCGTCCTTTTCTAGGTTGATTAGCGTTACTTGAGTGTCCTCAACTATTACGAATGCTTGCTGCCAGTTCATAGTTCCCTTGGTATAGCCAGCCTTACGGATATCCATAAGATGCCCGCCTTCTACGCCTCGCAGAATACGCCCTATTTTGCCCCCAGAAGCCTCTGTGAAAGCCGATACCCCAGCGCGGTGAGTGTGACCACAGACCACGCTTAAACCATGCCTACGGGCTGCTCCAAGGGCTGTAAGACCCGCGTTAGGGTTAATGCCCTGCTCGTCACCATGAACGGCTACCCAGCCCTTCTGGAAGGCGTAAGGCTTCTTGTGATAGGTAATGCCTAATTCATCGAGACGCATGAACTTCTCAAAGCGCAGCTCTGGCAACGCTAGGAAGGCTGGGATCTTCTTCATGATTACATTGTAAAGACGATCTGTGTGATTGCTTCTGATCATGTGAGCTTCTTTAGAATGCTCGACTAGCGACCAAAGAACCTCTACTGCTTGATCTCGATCATTTCCAAGGGTTTGCTCGAACCAGCCCGGCATTCCTTCTGTCCATCGGCTGATCTGTGGGAGATCGATTTCATCTCCCAAAGTAATGACGCTATCAGGGCGGTACGCCTTAATAAAAGTTGCCACATTTTTTACTGCTACTTCGTCATGATACGGAACTTGTAGATCGGGAACGATTACAGTTCTTTTCATTGTTAGTCCTCGTCATCGTCATAAGGGATTGAGTCGGGAAGATTGGGAAGCCAGTTGGGTGTCGGCAAGATTGTTGCTGGGTAAGTCAGAGGCTCAAGCAATAAAGCCAAAGCTATATCGTCAGCAAAGCCAGCCTTCTTTAGGCTTTTCCAGTATTCGTTTAACCCAATGCAATAAGTTTCAAGCATTGAGTAGTCCTCAAGGTCTATAACTCTTTTGCGTGCCATAGGATTATTGTGACTTATCGCAGAGCAGTTCGTAGATTTTGTCGACGCGTGTCTCTAATCGGTTTACAGCGTCCTTCATCGAGCTGCCGCTATTGGGCTTCAATTCCGTTAAATAGTGTTTGACCATGAATGAAAGCATCGCAGCTGCACCACCCAGAACTGTTACAATCGCTACTGCAATAGCAGCGTAGTCTGTTGCGTTCATCGTTTGGGCGTGGCATATCCAAAGATACCGGCAACGATTGAGCCAAGGATCGCACGATAGTCAAGGCTGAAGTTTGAGGTAGTTCCCCATACGGCTAAGAACGCTCCGGCTGAGATAACTGCTGGGTGTTTCATATTCATTTAGTTGCTCCTAGTAGTGGGATATTAAAGAACGAACCATCTTCATCGCCTTTGATAGTAAAAGATATGTGGCAATGATGCTGGTGCTTATTGATGCCCGTATAAGGTCTCCAACGCCAAACCGATTTAGAACTGGCAATCTTGCCGTCGAAGATGATGTAAGAGATGCGCTTATCAGACTTTGCCAGCTGACGAAGTTGATCTGCCACATCGGGCATGAGGTCGGGCTTGGGTTTGCCGGATAAATCGCGGTCAACATCGATGGCACGAACCCAGCCCTGCTCATCTGGATTATGGTCAGACTTACGAGCTGAGTGCCGACTATCACCGATCCAGCCGTCTGAGGTGCGATCACGATCGCCGAAGCAGTCATCGAACTGTTCACGAAGTTGGATCGCTGCTTTACTTAGTCTTGGCTTCAAGTTCACAACCTTGGCAATTCCATTGGAATAGATCATTTAAGAATAACTCTTTATGACCGCATTCAGGGCGAGGTGCAATAAAAGCATCATCAACGGGATCATAAGTATAGCCAACGCCAGCAAAGTTGTATCGAATGCTTGCATTGTAAGA